GGAGTTGTTTTATATAGTTGATGGAACTCTTCGATCAAATCTTTGAGTTCCTTATCAAACTGGGCTTCACTAATTTTGAGAAATCTTTCCAGATTCCCATTACGTGCATGTTCCCATTCGGCAAGTTTAGCAATGTATTTTTCCTCCATCTCCACCAATTTAGGAGAAGAAAAGAGGAGTGGGGACAAAGTCCCCGTAACAAAGCACATATATCCTGCCTCAGCAAAAAACACAATAGTGTCTACAATGGCATCAATAAGATCGACTGCAGTGCAATGTTTCTTTTGAGCCTCGACTGCAAATATTTCAAAATTTCCAAGCGATACACTCGCGTTCTCAATCACTCCAAGAGTGACAAGTAGAGACAAAACTCTAGAAACTTGAGCGAAACCTGGATTGTTAGTAAGCAGTTTCCAATTGTGCAAGGCTTCCTTCATTTGGTCTAGCCAAGCAGGGCGTCCACCGGAAGATTGTGGTGAGTAACCGGTAAACAATTTGTCCACAACAGACGCGAGTTGAGTGATGATTGCAGTCTGTGAGTGGGTTTTAGCATATAAAGTAAGTACAGCTAGGAAACCAGCAGAGTCACTGACACTGCATAGAGCCCCATACAAAGCGCAAATGCCTTCAATTTTTGAAATGGCTGTTTCAGTGAGTTGAGCGCGTAAATGATCCTTCAAGTTCAAGAGACTAGAGAGGGAAAAACTCGACTGAGGAGTGTATTGCGTTTGCAAAAGATACTGGATTTTGGCCTCCAGTGGCATATTTTCGAAAACCTGTTTCGCTTGGTGAGCGTCCGTTGATGCTGGAATATCCAACGGAAGACTGGTGCATTGGGTTGAACTAGTGCTCATTGACCTTACACCAACAGTGGACTTAAATAGGCTAGTGTCCGTAGCCTTGCCTCCACAGAGGGAGGACTTCATTTCGTGGCTTCTTTCAACCACCGGATGAGTGTTACTGACCACACATCCGAGCGTATCCGGTGAAAAATACATGGTTTTATTGGCTTCGGAACCCTTTATATCGGTATGTTCTTTGGATAACCAACACCGTTACCTCCTGCTCCATAGAGCAGCTGGGTCTATCTATATAGAGATAGCCTCTTTTGCAGAAATTATCTGTATCAAGTAATTCGGACATAACGCTTCCTTTACTAATATAAAGCGTGTAAAGTACCAGAGCCGTTCATCTGGTATTAAAAGTATCAGCACTTCACAACTACTGACAAGGACCGGATCTAGGGTCCAGTCTATTATTTTAAATCTTATAGACAATGATTTTTAAGGTAATATCGTAAACGTTTGAAACACGACATAAAAGTTTAACGTAGAAATTGTAAGTTTTAAACAAAGCAAAGAGGATGACTTAATCATCCAATTCGATTTGACCAGAAGTCCCAGGGATAATTATTC